AAGCTTGAAGCCAACAACATTGCCGCCACTGACAAGCGCTTCACGCAACAAGCCGAAACACAAATCTTCGATCACAACATCATCAGCCAAAGCCACAAGGTCACCCCGGGCATAAGTCATGCCCTCAGCGCTCACCTCACGTGAAAAGCTGGCGCGGCGGTGCAGCATTTGCCCTAAGTCATATTGGCCTTGCGCCACTGCCTTTGCCTCACTGGTGATGCCGTCATAAAGCGGTAAAGCCTCGATCAGTGTTGCCGTGCTGCTGTTGTACCCGGGCCGATAAACCATCACATTTTTTTGGACGTAGTCGTCAGCCTCATCCAAATAGCTGCAGCGCACGCCGTGGGGCACGTCTTCAAAGTTGATCGATGTGCCTAAGTCGCGCGAGGTTTCTGGCGTAATCATGCCAACGGGAGCTTCGGACGATCTGTCATGATCAATAGTAACGCCCCACAAATTGCCTTGCCGCGGGCTTGCCTTGGCCACTGCCGCCAACAACACGCACACGTCATGCACACTGCGGTTTTGCAACAGCGCATCACAGGTGATGGCATTGGTTTGGCAATGCGTGAAAAACCCCTCCAGTGAGTTGGCAAACAACAAAGCCTGATCAATGGGCGTTGCGTTTTTAGAGCTCAGCAAAAGCGCATCACGGTAAAAGCCAGCAGGGTTTCGAGACGGCGTTGCAACAACATTCCAGGTTGCCCCGTTCCATTCCCGGGCATAGCCTGTAAACTCTGCTGATATGCTTTGGATTTGAATGTCGGGCACCCGCACAGCAATGCGGGCAAGAGCATATTCAACGGAAGCCTTGATAGGGCGCAGATTAAAAAACTGCTGCACGTTTTCAACGGTTACGCGCGACGACAGATCCTTTTGTGATTCATAAACCGCAGCATAACCGGGAGTGGTCCAATATTCGAAGAAGGTCGCATAAGCCAAATCAGTGTTGTAATTGTAACTGCGGTTTTGCCCTGCGGCATCGACATTCAAAGCTGCATAAACAAAGGCCCAGCCCCGCATGATCTCGACGTCATATTCATCCACCGGCCATTGCGCCGGGTCAAGGTAGATGCTGATCCCGTCGTAATCGATCAGACATTGACGGGCCAAAAAGCGAGGGGGCGAATGGGAAAAATCATCGTTACGAGCAATGTTGGTTGTTGGCGCGTCCTCGTTACTAAAAACGATTTCTGAAATTCGTACATGGCCATCTGCCGCCCCATTGTTGCTGTGCACCACAATGCGGTGGCGAAAGAAGGCTTGCGATGTATCGAGCTGAATCACGCAGCTGCCAGAAGCATTTTCAACGCTGCCGAGCAGCACAAAATCTACATCATTGTTGGTTCCAAACACCTCAAGTTTCTTCGGCGTTGTGTTGGCGTAAGACCCTGAGAGGTCTTCAAACCACGCAAAAGACGCAGGGGCTTTTTCGGTTCCCGCTGTATTGCCGGCACCTCCCCAGTTGACTTGCAGCCACGCGGGAAGCGCATTGAAAGACGGCACCCATGCCGTTGAACTTGACCCATCACGCACGCGCCAACCCTCAAATCCCGCACTATAGATTGACGAACTCGATATCGTGACCGCGCCACTGGTGGCACTGGTGAAAACTGGCAGTAAATTACTTGCCATATAAGCGGTGCTGTCTTGCGTGAAATAAGAGTCAGCATCCCATTGATAACTTGCCCCTGAAGCTGTGCGCCGGAAGGCTAAAAACACGTCTGTATTTTCATTGCGCGAATAACCAACACCCGATGGCCGTTTGGCAAATTTGATCCTGACGTCACGGCGAAAGGCACCAGCAACCCGCGTGTCTTTGACGTGAATGACAGGGCCGTTGCGCCAAGCCGTGTCGCCCTTTTTCCGGAATCTCAATTTGAAGGGCACGGCAAAGCGCGCGCCATCGGAGAGACGTGTAATGCCGCCGTCAAAAGCAAGGCGTATCACCAAATCACTTGCATCCCTGTGCTTGGTAAAGCGGTGCCAACGGGGCAAGCTTTCTGCAGGGTTTGTCTGATTGATCAAACGATCATTCAAGCCAAGCTGGTTGGCAAGATCATGCGCCGACATGGTGAAGCTGGCCCCCACTTGCATGCCAAACCGATTGGACAGAAAACAGTCTTGAGCGGCCCCTGAACCTGAAAAGCTTTGCACCTCGGCGCGCGGCACCGCGGCGACATCGATGCCGTTGATTTTTATATTGGCGATATCGCATTGGCCGTGGGTGGCCACCATGGCATGCACCCAAATTCTGTCGTTTTCCAAGGTGGTGAAGGGCGGCACCACAATTTGGGGTGACACGCGCATTTTGCCCACAACACTGATGAGCGTTTCACCGGGGGTAACCGGATTGCCAGAAATGCCAGCTTGGGAAAATTCCCGTTGCGATTGCTGGCCTTGCGGTGAAGCAGGCAGTGGCGTCAAAGCATTCAGCGCAAGCGAACCTGCCATGCCAAGTGCTGCCGAGGCCAGCAAAGCCCCCGTACCACCCGCCGCAAAGGTAGAGCCAGCACCCAAGCTGAGGGCAGTAGCAATGCCACCTGTTGCAATGAAGCCTGTGGCCACAGTCAGCGCCACAGCGGCAAGCGCCAACATCACCTTGCCGGTTTTGCCACCATGCAACGGCACAGCAATGTCGACCAGGCAATAGGGCTTAGGCTTCACATGCGGCCACAGGGCGCGCTCGTAAGCCATGCCATTCACGCGGATTTCGCCGTGGTCAAAAAACCAGTTGTAGTTTTCCGCAGGCTCTCCTGAATCAACCGCCCACGCTGCGACAGCCTTTCTGGCAACCGCAGAAAGGCTTAACCCTTCGCCCATGGCAAAGCTGACCCGCCGTTGTTCAAACGGGTTGAGAGCGACAGAAACATGCATGGAAGATTAGCCTTAATTCACAAACGAGGCGTGTCGATAAAGTTTGAATGAGCGTGCTTTGATGAAGGGGTGCTGCAAGGGCAGCACATGTGATCGTCCGCCTTCAGCGATATGCAAAAGCCTTTCGCCATCAACCATCACCCCCACATGCGGTTCTGATTGACTGCCAAAGCCCGCCACCGCCCCCATCACAACAACGTCAAAAGCTTGTGGCGGCGCGTCACACGGACCCCATCCAGCAACAGGCCCACCTTGCAGCGGCAAAGTAATGTTGCGCTGTTCCGCCAAAACCAGCCGCACCAAATTCCAACAATCCACCCCTGTAACAGGGTTGGTTCCAGCCTTCAAAAAAGGCAAGCCAATGTATTTTTCAACCCACCGTTCACGCATAATTCATCCACGGGAAATGCGCCGGCACCAAGCGCACAGCGCCATAAGGTTCAGTGTCCAATTGCGCCACGGACAAGGTGCCCTCGACGACCAGTGGATCAATGGTCACAAAGCGCAGCTTCAGAAAATCAACGGCGTAAAACACCGCGTTCCAGTTGGACGGCCACACCGCCTCAACTTTCACCGTCAGGCTTTCGGTGGTCTCAATCAGGGCCAAGCCCACCAAGCGGTTCACATTGGGCACGGTTAAACGCACGAGTGGTTGCTGGTCGCTTTCTTCCGGCAGGGTCACATCAAACCAGCCCGCTTTGAACAGGTTGCCGTTGCTGGTCACGTCCTCGCTGTTGCGGGCGATGCGTTCCACGCCACCAGGTAAATCAGCCCCGGTCAATGTCAGCAAATAAATTACAGCTTCGCCACCCTCGCGCGACAACAATCCTTCAATGTCAGCACCACTCAACGGCATCAGGAGACGCGCCTCAATGACAGGGAAAGTTTGTAAACACCTTGCGAGATTTCATTCAGCGCATAAGTCTCTCCCTCAATTTGGTACTCACGCGGGCCGTGCGTATAGGGGTCAATCATCTGGAACCGTGCTGTGCCAAAGTTCAATGTCACATCAAAGAACGCTGTAAATAAATCCTTTTGCGCTTCCGTGAGATTGATCGACACCTGAAGCATGGCCTGTTGCACGGTGGTGGCCGCCCGCTTCAGAGGCGGGCCTTTGTCAGGCTGGAACACCACGGCATTGCTCACAGGGTTTAAGCCATTGCCCTCCCGCAACGGGATTTGCGGCAAGCTGACAGGCCAAATCGGAAAAGACATGTTGTCAACGCACCCTGTTGCGTGTGGTTAAACCATAATTCGGCATTGCTTCTTTAATTGCACCATGTGCCTCTTCTCGCGCCATATCGCGCAGCACAAGCAACCATGATCCATCAGACTGTTGTTGCGGTTGCACCGGCGCGCCATTGGAGCGTTGGTCAATAATGGTCACACCGCCGCCACCACCACGCAGCGCAGCGTTGGGAATCATCATGCCATCTTGGCCAGGTGCGAAAAGCTCCTGCCCGTTTTCGTTGATCTCATAGTAATTGCCTTTGCGCATTTGCCCGCCCGAAGCGCGGTTACCGCCAAAGAAGCTGCCGAACAAACCCGACCAAAAACCACCACCCTCACCACCGCCGCCATAAAGCGCGTGCTCGCCGCCGCCTGCAAAAAGCTGTTGCAAACCACGGTTCAGGGACAGCTTTGTAGAAGACTGTAGTATCGACATCGCCATGCTGTGGAAGGCATCCTTAACCGACGACGTGCGATCGATGATGGATTCAAGCGCTCCGCCCAATTCGTCTTTGAACAGGCCCGACATTTCATCAATCACACTGAAGGTGGTTTCAGCTTGCACCTCAAAAGTGTTCATGGCCGCCGCAGCGCTGACATATTGGTTTTGTGAGTCGAGCACAGAACGATTGTAAGTTTGCTGACTGAGATACCCTTTATCCAAAAGCCCATTCAGGTTTTTCATGCGGGCCGTGTGCGCTTCCAGCGGCGTTTGCATGGCTTCAAATATACGTTTCGACTCCAGCAGCTGTTCATCAACTTCAGACGTTCTCAGCTTTTTCGGTTTACGCACGCCACCCCCGCCGCGGCCTTCACCGCGATCAAACAGTGGTGCCGACTCCAGCTTTAGTTTCGGTTTCGGCAGCGAGCCTTTTTCAGCGCGATTGCTCACAACATCTGAAACCGCCTGCAGCGCCTCCGTGCGTTTCCAAATCGCAGCTGTCTGCTCTTTGTAAATTCTAAAGGCCTCATCGCGGCCAGCTTCGTCCATAAAAATAGAGCGATTAATATCGCGACCAATATAAGCAGCTAAGGTTTTTCCGTTTTCATAGTAAGCCATTGCAGTGGATAGTTCACTGGTCGCATTCGCCGCTGCCGTCGCGGCGCTTTCAATTCCGCTCAAAACATTTTGGACGGTCTCCCCTGCATTAGCGGTCTCAAGAAATTTGTTCACCAACCCGTTCACCTGGGGCAACAAATCAGTCACCAACAGCCGCGCCACACCCTGCACAAAACCGCCGAGCCTGTCCAAGTTATCATTGAACTCCGACGCCGCTTGCGCCGCAGGTCCATCTAACTTCAAGCCAAAGCGCACGGCTTCACCTTGCGCTTCACGCAAAGCTTCAGACCCTGCGTTCAACATCGGAATCATTTCCGACCCTACTTTTTTGCCAAAAATGGCCGAGGCCAAGGCCACTTTATTGGCGCCGTCCTCATATTGCGAGAACTTTCCCGCCGCATCAATTATCACCTGATCAACGGATTTCAATTTCCCCGCTGAGTCAAAAGCCGAAACACCAATTGCCTTTAAAGCCGCGCTTGCCTCGCCGCCTTTGCCCGCCCCGATTTTGGACAGGTTTTCGTTGAGCGTTTTAGAAGCCATGCCCAGCTTTTCAAACGACACTTCATTTAACTTGGCGGCATAGCCCAGCTGTGACAAAGACTCGACCCCAACCCCCATGCGCTGCGCCGCGTTGTTAATCTCATCCATGGCATCGATGACAGACGTCAAGCCGCTGACAACGGCCGTCACCGTGAAAGCTGAACCAAAACCTTTCAGCATGCCGGCAGCCTTGCTGCTGAAACGCTCCATGCGTTGCGTCGCAGAATTGAAAGCCGTTGCCGTTCGATCAAACGCAGTGATGTCAACACCAACCCGTGCTGTTGTCATTTTCGGCTATTCCTTTTTCTTCAGTTGAAAATAAGCGACCCAATCCGACAGCTCCTCCCAGTCCCAGGCATAAACAACATGGAAGGGTTGGTGCAGGTGCTCAGCAAGTTGCAGGCACAAAAATCGAACAGGGTCGCTTTTTATTTTTTTAGTGAATCTTCGGTGGAAAGCTTTGCGGCCCGCATCATTTTAGAAGCGATGCGATCCAAGACTTTATGTTCGGTTGACAGCATCAGCTCATCCCAATCCATCGGGCCAAACAGCGGTTTTCCATCAGCATCTTGTGCCACCAAACAAATCAGGCGGGCGCACATTTCCAAACTGCGCCCCTGTGACTCGGTCGTGACCTTGTCAATCGTGGCGGGGTTTGCGGTTTTGAAATAAACCGTTGTGGGCTTGCCGCTTTCATCGGCCCATTCCGGCACTTCAATTTCTTGGCGCGGGCGGGCTGCAAAATTACGTTTTGCATGTTGAAGAATGCTCATGGCAGCGTCGCCTCACCCAGCACGCCGTTGCCCTTGACGGAAAACGAAACCTTCACCGTTTCAGTTCCTTGGCTCTGCTCTTGTTCGCGATCAGTCACTGTGCCAGTGCCGGGGCGGGTTTTTGCACCGCTTCCACTGCCTTCAGGACGGAACTCAAACGTCAGCGAAGCGCCCACATCCATGGCACCCTGCGCCGTTGTGTCAGCAGGGTCGTAATGGCACTGCACACGGGCTGACCAATTGGTGCGCACCTTGCCAGCCATGTGGGTTTCGGCAATGTCACCCATTGAGGTGTTGTCAGTGGTGTTTGCATTTTCGGTAAACGAAAACGAAATAATCTTGGCAACAGCAACTGCGCCAACACGCACAATGCCATCATTGCCGGATACGGTTCCCATGGGGTGTTCCTTTCAAAAAACTACGGGTTAGAAATTGCGGGGTTTGCACGGGCCGTGCGATACACAACGGAGTAGGTTAAAACGCCGTGCCCGGTTTTCTCTTCGCCATCTTGCGCAATCGACAAGCGGGTCGAGGTCAATGTGGTGTCAAAGGCCAGCCCGCCGCGTTTGCGGTCGTTCTGCAATGTCACCTCAATAATTTCAGCAAGATCATCAACAGCATCGTCAATGAGTTCATTGCCTTTCACGATAATTTCAATCAGCAATGTCACTTGCCGCATCATGCCATGAGCCGATCCGTCGCTCTCGCTGGCCTCGTCCATTGTGTAAACAACCACACGCGGCAGATCCGTCTGCGCAAAGCGCTTGAGGCGGGTTTTGTGCACCTTACCAGAAAGCGACGGCACGGCATTCAATGTGGCTGTCACCTCGGCGCGAAGTTGTTTGCGGATGTGCACCATCTCAAGCGGCCTCCAACCACAGCACTGTCATGCCGGTGCCGTCATCCCGAGGCACCGTGCAGCGATAAACCTTGCCCACCAGTTCCGGTTGGCTTGGTGCAGACGTGATGGTGATCATGTCATCCTGCTTGCCGCCACCTGCAAGGTCGGCACTGCGGCAG